ATTATTAACTGTATAGTCGATTTTAACCTTTGCGGTGTATGGGTTAGTTGAAGAGTCCCCTAACCTAAATAACCGTTCATCCGTTTCTTCATCTACGGTGGTTACAGGATCAGTACTATCTTCAGCTGACTCAACTTTTATTGAATTGATATCTAAGTTTGGTAGATATTTCTTACATCCCTCACGAATTTCTTCTTCAATTAAATTAAAGGTTACTATATCATTCTGATTAAATATATATTCATATATCCTTGTTCCGAATTCGGGTAAGTAATATCTACTACCCTTCTTTGTTAAAATAAGGTGTATAAGGTTAGCTCTTACCTCCTTTTCGGGTGTAGTTGTTAACTTTAAATAATCTCCTGATGTACTTTCTCTGAAAGGAAAGTCAATTCCATAGGTTAATGCCATACTAATAAATATAATCATTAATAAAATGGTGTTAAATAAAAAACCCCCAATGAAGGGGGGTTTAAAAAAAATAGTTAAAATACGATTCTAAGAACCACACCCTTCACAATCAAATGGTGAATCGTCAGGTCTAATATCCTGATTACTTACCATTTTCAACTCTTTATTTTCACTTAAAAGTGAATTAGATGTCGGTATTGGATTCTCTATCACTTCTTTTTGTTTTTCTACATTCACATCAGGAGTTGCCTTAGAAGTGTTTACTCCTAATCCCTTTAGTGGGTCAACCGCCGATCTTGTTCTTAAGTAATACATACCCGTTTTCAAACCTAACTTCCACCCATGTAGGTGTGCCGCTAATAGTTTTGCTTTAGTTGCATTACTAATAAAAAGATTAAACGATTGTGATTGGTCAATAAAGACCGATCTATTAGCCGCCATATTAAGAAGTCTTTTTTGTGACATTTCCCATACGGTTTTATAAATCTCCTTAATTTCTGTTGGAATTTCAGGTATGTTTTGTACTGACCCATTTTCCATAATTAATTTATCTTTAATCTCATCACCCCATAAACCAACAGACATTAGTTCATTAACCAAATGTTTGTTTATAACAATAAACTCACCACCTAATGTTCTTCTTGAATATAAATTCGTAGTAAACGGTTCGAAAGCCTCATTATTGTTAAGGATCTGAGCGGTAGACGCGGTTGGCATTGGTGCGACTAATAGTGAATTTTTCACACCAAACTTTACCACTTCTTTTCTAAGTGATTTCCAGTCCCATCTACCTGATAGATCATTATCTTTTAATCCCCACATTTGATATTGGAAAATACCCTTCTCAATTGGTGAACCTTCTATTGACTCATATGGCCCATCAACTTTAGCAAGATCTTTAGATGATGCCATTGCTGCGAAGTATATTGTTTCAAAAATATCAGTCTGTAATGTATCCGCTTCTTCAGATTCAAAAGGTATTCTTAACATACAGAACACATCCGCTAAACCTTGAATACCAAGACCAACAGGTCTGTGACGCATATTAGACTTTTTTGTTTCTTTAGTTGGATAGAAGTTTAAATCAATCACATTATTCAAGTTTTTTACTACTTGGTAAACGTATTCATATAATAACTCGTGATTAAACTCACCATCAATAATGTATTTTGGTAATGCTAAAGACGCTAAATTACATACCGCCTGTTCGTCAGGTGTCGAATATTCTATAATCTCAGTACAAAGGTTGGAAGATTTAATAGTCCCTAAGTTTTGTTGATTCGATTTATAGTTAGCAGGATCTTTATATAACATATATGGTGTTCCTGTTTCAATTTGTGCGGTTAAGATGGCATCCATTAATTTTCTTGCCTTCAACACTCTACGACCTTTACCTTCACTTTCGTATTTTTCATACAATTTAGTAAAGTTTTTATTCTTAGGTGAGTCGTATACATCAGAAAGACCAGGTGCTTCGTCAGGTGAGAACAATGTCCAATCACCATCTTCCTGTACTCTTTGCATAAATAAATCAGGTGTCCACATAGCAAGGAATAAATCTCTTGCTCTCATTTCTTCCTTACCATGATTCTTTCTTAAATCAATGAATTCAAAGATGTCAGCATGCCATGGTTCAAGATACACAGCGAAAGAACCTTTTCTTTTACCACCTTGATTAATCCATCGTGCAACTTCATTATATGTTTTCATCATAGGTAATAAACCATCTGATTCGCCACCAGTCCCTTTAATGTAAGAACCCCTTGCTCTAACATCATGAACGTGTAATCCAATACCACCGGCCCATTTAGAGATATTTGCAACATCTTGAATCGTGTCAAATAAACTATTAATGTCATCCCCTTTGTTACCAATTAGGAAACAAGACGACATCTGTGGTCTACGAGTACCCGCATTAAATAATGTTGGTGTTGCGTGAGTATAAAAGTGTTGTGATAAATCATCATAGATCCTAAGACCCATTTCAATGTCACCGTTACAGATACCCATTGCAACTCTCATATACATGTATTGGGGTCTCTCAACTATACGTTGACCAATTCTAAGAAGATATGACCTTTCCAAGGTTTTAAACCCGAAGAAGTCAAAACTAAAATCTCTTTCTTGTACAATTGCACCATCAATTACCGCCCTATTCTTTTTTACAAAATCAAATAATTCCTCAGATATTAAAGAAGACTCCTGACCCGTACGTGGTTCAATGAAAGAAAATAATTCCTTAATTGATTGTGAAAACTTCTTTGGTGTTGTTTTATGTAGGTTAGTAACCGCTAAACGTCCCGCCAATTTTGCGTAATCGGGGTGTGTGGTTGTCATAGACGCGGCGGTCTCAGCCGCTAATGTATCTAACTCAGTCGATGTTATTCCATCATATATACCTTGAGTAACCTTTAGTGTAATATAAGTTGGATCAACATAATCCAAATTTAAGTCAGAACACAGTGACGAAATTCGTCTTGTAATCTTATCATATCTCATTTCCTCTAAGGAACCATCTCTCTTTTTTACTTTCATAATCCCTCTTTTTTAAAAATCCATTTCGCCGAATGCAGAATCTAAATCCTCTTCTCCGTCACTAATAACACCCGCTTTTTGGTATTCTGCAACTCTCTTTTCAAAGAAGTTGGTTTTTCCTTGTAATGCAATGTTTTGCATGAAATCAAATGGGTTTTCAGTGTTAAATTTCTTTGCAACACCTAAAGAATCCAACAATCTATCAGTAACAAATTCTAAATATTGTTCCATTAGATCCGCATTCATACCAATTAATCTCACAGGTAATGCTTCAAGAATAAATTCCTTCTCAATTTCTAATGCCGAAAGAATTATTTCCTCTATTCTTCCCTTTGGTAGTTTGTTCTCAACGTGGTCGTTGTATAAATGACACGCGAAATCACAATGAAGACCTTCGTCTCTTGAAATAAGTTCATTTGAGAAAGATAGACCCGGCATTAAACCACGTTTCTTTAACCAAAAAATTGAACAGAACGAACCCGAAAAGAAAATACCCTCTACCGCCGCGAACGCAATAAGACGTTCACCAAAAGAATCAGAATCGATCCATTTAAGTGCCCACTTAGCCTTTTTTTGAATTGCCGGAATTGTGTCAATAGCGTTAAATAATCTATTTTGTTCTTCAGTATCTTTAATTAGAGAGTCAATTAATAATGAATAGGTTTCTGAATGGATATTTTCCATTGCAATTTGGAAACCATAAAAGAATTTTGCTTCAGTATATTGTACCTCATTAATGAAGTTTTCCGCAAGATTCTCATTAACAATACCATCGGACGCGGCAAAGAATGCCAATACATGTTTAACAAAATGTCTCTCATCGTCGTTTAATTTATTAACCCAATCACTCACATCTTGTTGTAAGTCAATTTCCTCAGCAGTCCAAAAACTTGCCTCTTGTTGTTTATAAAACTTCCAAATATCATCGTGTTTAATTGGAAAAAGAACAAATCTTCCTGGGTTTTCTTGTAATATTTTTTCTGTCATCTTAATATATTTAAATTATTGTTTAATTCCTTGTGATTGTTTGTACAAATTAGCCGCTCTTTGTTGTGTTCTTTGAACTTTGTTCTGTTCAAACCCTAACATTGTCATTTGTTCTTCAAGAACTATATCCATCATTGCATTATCAAATTTACAGTCGTTGAAGGTAATGCCGTCTTGACCGATTCTTGATTTGACTAAAGTTACGTTGGCTGTTTTGTTTTCTTTTTGTTCATTTGATCTTGAAATTGATAAAATGATGTGTGATGATTGAGCCTTTTTAATTGAACCTCCGAAATGGTCAACACCCGGTACATCAACAGTACTTGACTGTCTATTACCCTGAGCCGCAGTCCAAACACCTATATTCATTTCGTGACACATAGATTCGATTGATCTAACAATTGCCCCTTCACCTTTCCACTCTTCACCATTGATTGATTTATCCGATGTCAAACAATCGATGTAATCAATAAGAACTAAGTCAACGGGTTTTGGTGATTGTGCCGTTATTTTTCTAATAATTCTTTTTATATCACCAGTGGTTGATGTACCATTAGGTAATCTAACCAACTTAAGACTACCGAAACCCTTTCGACTTGTAGCCGCTTCAATCTTCCCTTGAACAAACTCTTTTTGCTCACTCTGATGTTTAGCCTCAACACCTGACCACACCGTGAAGTGTTTTCTTTGTATTTGTGCATTACTATCCTCAAAGAAGAATTGAATTACATTATACCCTTGATTAGCTGCGGTGTTTGCAAACTTAGTTAATATTGTTGTTTTACCTGTTCCTGTTGGTGCTAAAACCATACCTAATTCTCCGTGTGATAATCCACCATCAAGTAAATTATCTAATCCAGTAATTCCTGTTGGTATTGGTGTTCTCATGTCGTTCTCCAACGCTTCAGAAATATTATCTAAAATATCTACAACAACATCATCAGAAATACCCACTTGAAGTGCTTCTGCAATCATTTCTTCGATTTTATCGTATGCTTGAAAATCACCACCATGTATTAATTTGTCAACCTCTTTCAAGGTCCTCTTTAGACTCTGTTGTTTACAGAAATTAAGGGCGGTGTCCTTTACAAATGAAGGTGTGTGTACAGGATTTTCAAGATTCTCAATCGCATCTAACGTGTCGATGTGTATTTTACTCGTATTGGGGTTTGCAAGTGAACTTTCTATAATCTTCTGTCTTACCGTCTCATAGTCCGGTACTCTCGAATTGTAAGTTATGAATAACTCTTTTACATTCTGAATAATATACTTAAATGTAATATTGTCAAAATACTTACTATCCAAAACTTCGAGAATCTGCTCCCCGTATTTGGTGTCTTCAATTATAGATTTTATTAATGTTTGTTGGAACTGACTCCCCAACTCACCGAAATTCTTTTCTTGCATGTCTATCTCAATTATTATTATTATTCTACTTTGTTAATTCGTACGACATGTAAGTTGTATTTACTTCGTCATCTGATAAGGTCTCAGTTAAATTGTTTAAAATTCTTCTAAGTTTTGGTCTGATGTCTACAGAATATCTCACATTGGGTGGGAAGACATGAGCAGCGAATATCCTTTGAATAAATACTGCGTCATTCAACTTAAGTTCAAGTAAAAAGTACTCTTCCTCTTCAGCTTCACTGGTCTCCACAGACTCTAAAACGGGGAAATAGTTTTGATTGCTATTAAGAAAATCCAATGTTTTTTCTTTTAAATCGTTTGAAATTTCTTCACAAATATTTGCAACATCATACTTAATATCTAAAGATCTTCTCGCGTTATGGTTAAAATCCTTCACATTGAAGAATCTTTGACAGATTATGTTACCGCTAAGTGATAACAAAAATTCTACTTTAGTTGTGTCGTTATTCGTCATGATTTTTTAAATTTAATTATTCTTTTATTTTTTTCCTTACGAGTTAATCGTAAAAAGGGGTTGAGGAACTTTACCCACGCGTCGTCTGATTTCGGGAGAACGGTAAACATTCCATCTTCCATCATCATTTTCATCGTGTTTTTATAGGATCTTCCTTCAGGATCCAAATTTTCATGGATAAGGTCGGATATGGTTTCTCGAGCATCATCCGTAAGAAACGGTTGGTCCAAGCTAACAATGCTTTCGTTAAGGGTAAAAAATTCCTCTCCGTACACACCATATTTTGTAACACCAGTTAAAAGGTTTTTAACTGTCTTATTGTTTTTATCTTCCTCAAATAATTCATTTGAACGTTTAATAATTTCATTTAAAGTAACGGGTCTTGTTTTTAGTTCAGGGAAAAGTTTTAATATTTTCTTAATTCCTAAATTGTATATTCCCGTGATATTGTCCGATCGATCACCACATATCATCTTAACGATTTTAACGTTCTGTATGTGTAGTTCTTGGTGTTCGTATTGTATTATATCATCTTGACTATAAAGTTTCCTGTGCGATGGGTTATATATCCTTGTAGTGTCAGATACTAACTGTGCTAAGTCCCCATCGGAGGAATAAACAATTGTGTTCTCAGTACTCTTCTGTGTGTACTCAGCAATACAATCATCTGCTTCACAAAATTCAAACTCACCTTGTCGAACATAGAGTTCTTCAAGGTACTGTTGGATTCTTCTTCTTTGTTTTGTATAGGATTCTTTTTCCTTGTCGGAACGGTTTCTCTCTCTTCGGTTTTCCTTATAACGAGAATATATCTTCTTACGAGTTGCCGAACCATCTTCACCGTCCCAAAAGACAACAATCTTATCGAGCCTATAAAGTTCAAAAGATTTTCTTAAAGTGTTAATGAAATGGTATAACCCACCAATGTGATCACCTTTATAAAAGTAATTTTTTACTCCATAAAATCCGATTGTAAGTAAGTTATCTCCGTCTACTAATAATACTGACATTTATTACCTGTTATAGGGTTCAACATTCTATCCGTTTTCTTCTTTAATATCAAAGTCACCGTCGATACCAAGTTTCTCTTTCCAAATTTCCGCGTATTTGGATTTGTAAGTCTCTAACGACTTTTTCTCTTCAGCGGCATCCTTTCCTGATAGGAATCCATGAGATGTTAGTATAATTCTACCATCTTCATATCCAAGACCATTTACATGGTTTTTCATGATTGAAATCTTAGATCTCGTTGCGAATTTCACCTTTCTCTTATCTTTCACTGCAGAGATTGGGTTAGTTCCCGCGTTTTTCTGATTACCAAATCTAAAAACCAATGTCGAGTTTAACCAAATTGATTCACCACCCTTAGCTTTAATCTTAGGTTGACTAAATGGATTGTCTGGTAACTCAACCCATGGTTGGTTTACAATAACAAGTGTATTTGTAAATTTTGAATCTACTCGTCGTGAACCTGATATTCTTTGGTTTAGTCCCATACCGATTTTATCAGATAGTGTGGATGCATTATGTTGTTTTCCACCTTTACCATCAAAAGTCATTTTACACGGTACTGAACCAACTGAATCCCATAAGAATAGTAAGTCATATTCTATTTCACCACTATTCTGTGCATCCAACAATTCGTTCATATAATCAGTAATCTGTTCAATATATTGGAACTCATTGTTAAATAGGAAAAACCCATCAAATTCAATTTCACCGGTTTCTTCATCAACAATCTCGTCAACTTCCATCCCCATCATCTTAGCGTGTGGGAAATCCCATTTCTGTTCCGTGATAATAAACACAGGTAAAATACCCTTTTTTTGAGCATCCACCGCAGTCTTAACTAATGCAGTTGTTTTTCCAGTGTCCGTATGTCCAAGTAACATATTAATATGTCCCATTGCCGGTCCTGGTAATCCTGTTGCATCTAAAAATGCATCACCTAAATCAAAAAATCTATCAGACTTAAACTTAGCCTGTTTAGAGAACTTTGATTTAATACTTTTAAAATCTTTTTTCTTTATTGCCATATCTGTATTATAAAAGGGTCCCCATTCTCGGGGCCGACAAATGGTCGGTTTCGTGCTCCACCAGATGTTTCCATCAAACTTGTTTTGAGGTGGGGACCCTATGGGTTGGTTAATTAAAACGGTAAATCGTCTGATTCCTCCTCTGCCCTTTGTGGGTCAGCTGGTTTTGCAGACTCATTTGAAAACTCAACCGTAGTTGGTTCATTCGTTCCTACGAATTTCTTCTGATCGTTGTCCCATCTTGGTGATTCACCCAATGCAACCAATTCTAAATACTCAATAGGTTTCTTAGCGTAAACATCTTCCCATGTTTTTGGATCATTAGCCCATTCGGTAGATTGTTCAGGATCTGTAGATAATGGACCCACATCTTCATACATTACAGAACTAATAGTTGTGTACTCACGACCATTAGGTGATTTGCTTAATGAAAGCGATAAGATTAAATCTCTACCTTCAGTAGTGTGGGTAATATCTCCTTTGTTCTTGAAAATTGGAAAGATCTTATCTAAAGGTCCTTCTTGCTTGTAGTTGTGTTTGAATCTCCAAAACTTAGGTCCGTCTTCTTCATTATCTCTATCGATAACTTTAACGATGTAGAATTTTCTTGCGTTGTAAGATCTTGCGGTTTTTTTGTCTTCCTCAAGTCCTGTTGCAAGTAAACTATCTCTTACTTCGTTTAGTGGTGATGTTTCACCAACTTGTGATGGGTCATATATTTTCATCCAGTTATCATTAACTTGGATTTCGTGGAATTTTACTTCTACAAATGGTGACCCTCCGTCCGTGGCAGGTAGAATACGAAGTCTTTTTTCCCCATTTCTTGTTCCTTTTGGAAGGATGGTTGTAAAGTAGCTTTTAAGTCTTTCTTCACTTGAAATACTGTTTCCGCCTGCGGATGGATTGTTGTTCTTTTGATACTGATTAAGTATCGCGTCGATTGTGTTCATAATTTAAAATATTTTATTGTTTATATTAAAAGGTACACAAAAAAAGTCCAAAGGTCAACCCCATGGACTTTAATATTTTAAAATATTTTAACTTAAACTACAACTACCTTAAAGTAAGGAGATAAGAAAGTTTATTTATAATAACTAACATTTCATCTCGTAAACTTAGTAGATCAACATCTTTTGGGTTGATGTCCATATCTTGAATACTTGTTCTCACAGTTTTAATCATACCTAACAAATCGATATCTGATAAATTCTGTATACTTAAACTTCTTTCTTCATCACCTAATGTAAACCTACCATGAATTCCCATACATGTTTCGACATATGTGTCAATAAGTTCACCTAATGTTTCATAAGCGTCCCCCAAAGCAAGATGTTTTCCATGACTCTTAGTTTGCCAATGGAGTATTCTAAGTTGTGATTGTAACTCCAATAAAAACCTAACGTCCGAACTTAAACTCATTTTTAGTAATCGTCTTCTTCTGTTTGTCCAAACGAAGATCTCATCTCACCTGAATTTATATCGGATAAATCTGATTTGGTGATAATATATTCATTTTTACCACTTTTCTTCATATCAACCTGTTTCTGTGAGAAAAAGTCACTTGGACTTTGACTAAACGGATAAGAATCTAAAGATCTCATCTCAAGTCTTTCTTGTGGAGTTGGTTGTTTCATTTGTGTAACCTTACTCTCAAGACCATCAATTTTATCTATTACCACATCCATTTGTGAAAGTTTAGCCTCTAAATCATCTAACTTACTAAAAAGATCTCCCATTTTTCCCATAACCTCACTACTATTAGATTTACTTGAATCTAAATCGTTTTTGATGTTTTGAGTCATGTTAACCAAATCGGTTATGTCAATTTCTTCCGTGTCAAAGTCACCATCTGGTTCTTCATCCGGAATTTCATCAACAGGTGCGTCCATTGGTACATCATCAATAGGTACGTCACCCACTGGCGCATCACCTAATGGTTCATCACCCGTAGGTAACTCCGTTGGATCCACCTCATCTTGTTCGTTAATAGGTTTTTTACCATAATTATTAATACTATGG